GGATGAAAGAAGATGATGACCAGACATCATCTGATGTCATGCCTGTCAGTGCACACATTCGTGCAAAACGGAAGTTAAAGGGAAGAATTGAGGAGAAAGATTCTGAGATTGAAAATCTTAAGAAAGAAGTTGATGATCTTAAGAAACAAAGATCAGTATCTGCTCCTAAAGATGAAACCCTAATAAGACCTAAAGAAAGTGATTATGAGTCAGTAGAAGCTTATCAGACTGCCTTGGATGAGTATGAGGATAAACGACTTGATTCTAAGTTTTCTGTTGTACAAGGGAGAAAGCAACTTCAAGAAACACAGACGAAGGCAATTCAACAACTTAATAAAGCAGTAGATGAGCATTATTTACGAGCAGATAAGTTGATTGAAACTAGTGGTATCTCAGCAGAAACTTATAAACAGTCAGATGAAGCAGTAAGAAACGCTTTAGAAGCGGTTAGGCCAGGGCAGGGTAATATAATCACTGATCAAATAATTGCTATTTTGGGGGATGGTTCTGAAAAACTTATTTATAAACTGGGAAGAAGTAAAGCTCTTCGCGGTGAATTTATAACACTTCTTTCAGAAGATCCTCATGGTTTAAAAGCAATGGCTTTCTTAGGTGAACAGAAAGCAAAACTATTAAATACTACTAGAAGGAAATCAAATGCACCTGCTCCTTCAAATGAGATAAATGGTGATGCTACTTCTTCTAATAAAGAACGTGGTTTTAAAAAGAAGTATGATGAAGCCCATAATAAAGGTAATTCTCAGGCAGCTTATACTGCTAAGAAAGAGGCTAAAGCAGCAGGCATTGATACTTCTAAGTGGTAGAAAGGATATAAATAATGGCACTTTCAACAGGTAAAACAGCAGAGGTTATGTTTGAGTCTTTTAAGGAGACTTACGAACACCAAATGACTTTGCTCCCCCTAGTAGAGTTTCATGAACCAGAGGGAGGTATGATGCAGAATGCCAGTAATGTAATTTGGTATCCTGTACAACAGCATGCTCCAGTAATTACTGGATGGGATCTCTCCGGTACTGAAACAGGAATTATTGAGGAAACCTATCCCGCTGTTCTAGGAATTCCCTCAAATGATTTCGTACAAATGAGAGCGGATGATCTTAGGGACATGCGTTTTTGGGAACGACGAGCTGAACAGTCTGGTAAACGTCAAGCCACTGAGTTGAATTCACATATTGCAAGTGCAATTGCAATTCAAGGATCATTGTTTTATCGATCTAATGCAACGAGTGGTTATGACTTTATTGCTGAAGCTCAAGCACTCATGAATGAACGTCAGGTAAACCAGTCTCAAAGATATTTCTGTATCAATGACAGGGATAATCTTCTCTTTGGAACTGATTTGGCAGCTCGCCAGACTCTTCAAGGGAGACCAGCAGAGACCTGGGCCAATGGTCAGATTGGCAAAAATGTGGCAGAGTTTGATGTATATGTTGGTTCTTTTCTTCCAAATATTACAGGAGCTGCTGATCCTGCAGTAACAATAACTGGTAATCAGATTTTTGTACCTTCAGGTGGAACAGTGAATCCTACAACGCTTGTTGTGACAAATGTTGATTATCGGGAAGCAATTCTGGTAGTTAACAACTCTGCTCTTATGGCTGTTGGAGATAAATTTACTATCCAGAATGCTGCAGTTGATATTCAATCTATTGGGTTGGCTGATAAGAATCCTACTGGACAGGCAATGACTTTTACAGTTATTGAACTGATTGATGCAACTCACATGCGAATTTATCCTAAACCGATTGCAGCAAATCAAGCTGGGATTACAACATTGGAAGCAGCTTATGCCAATATCAATACAGCTATTTTGAATGCAGCAACGATTACTCGTCTTAATATTGACGCCACCAACAAGGCAAATATCTTCTGGGACAAGTCAGCAGTTGAGGTTATTGGTGGTTCGATTCCTGGTGAACTTTTTAAACAATATGATGGCATGAAAGTTATCACAGATACCATGTCTAATGGACTCAGAGTTTATATGGTATATGATGGTGATCTTGCTACCATGAATTTCCGATTCAGACTGTTTACTTGGTGGGGAATTACAGTATCTAATCCTTCAAATTGCGGTGCTGCAGTTACTTTCTAACGTAATAACTTAACCTCTGGGTGGAGTGTAATAACTCCACCTAAGAACAAGGAGGATTAAAAATGTCAAGAGTTATAAGAATTGGAGAAATTTTTCATCAACATGATTTTGATAACACAGAAGATCTTGGTGTTGCTGTTGCTGCTGATGATTTGGTTATTCCTGTCACTCATGCATACGTAGCAAAAACCTCTGGTGCTGATGCTGAGGCTTGTACATTAGCAAACGGTGAACCTGGTCAAGTCCTTGTTATTAACCTTGTAGTTGATGGTGGTGGTGCAGCTACTGTAACTCCAGTAACTGCAACTGGATGGGCTACAATTGTGTTTGATGATGCCTTTGATCAAGCTGTTTTGTTTTATGTAGATGATAATGCGGGTTGGCGGATCTGGAGTCTTACAGGAACAGCAGGTCCTCCGGCCCATACCTAAAACACTAACCTTTTAACCTCTGGGTGGGATTAGATTCCCACCCTGAACAAGGAGGAACAAAATGAAAAGAGATTTTTTTCACACAGGTTTAAATATTTCGCGAAGTGAGTTAAGAAATATGTTGAAAATGAATTTCCCAGGTGGGATCTATTATGTTTCTAGAAATAGAGGCTCAGGAGCCCAAGATGGTCTTTCATGGGAAACAGCTTTTTTGACATATTCAGAGGCTATTACAGAAGTTAACTTGCAATACAGTCGTGCCGCATACCCTTCAAGGGGAAGAAATACCCTTATTTTGTTTGATGAAGGGTGGTACAGTGAAGTTGGTATTACTTTAACAGCTAGTGATGTAACCCTCATGTCTAATGCTCCTGGATCAAATATCAATGATGGTACTGTGTTATATGGCAGTGCTACTGCAGGAGGTTGGGATGCTGGAGCTGTTGTTCCTACACTTAGAATCACTGGTAGTTCAGTATTACTTAAGAATATTGGCTTGATGAACAGTGCTAGTGGGTTATATCCATGTGTTACTATTGGGACACTTGGGGTTACTGGACCTTCAAATAATGCGTTTGAAGGCTGCTTTTTTCCGCGGGATGTGGCAGATGCTTATACTTATGCCATTGAAGATTATGGCAATGAAGGTTTGCGTATTGAAGAATGTTTTTTTAGTCAATCTGCTAAAACTGGTGGTATTCTTATTGCCAGTAATGGAGTTAACAACCCAGTTAATGACTGGATTTTTAAAAACAGGTTCTGTGGTACACCAATTGGAGTCCATCAGACTGCTGGTCATAATACTTTAATCACTAAAAATTGGTTCTATGATGCTTCTGATGACCGTCCGGATACTATTGATAATCCAATTAACATTGTTGCCACAAGTGCTTTTTCTACAAAGAACTATGCACCCAATAACACTTTAGCAGAGTTTGATGCTGGAGCTGTGGCAGTAAATCTTGGGAATATGTGCAGTGATTCGGATGCGGCAGATTGGCCAAATGGAGGCTAATTATGGTAATAAAAGATATTACTGTACCTTGTTCACTTTGTTCTGCGACTGGAGTTGAGTTTATAAGTACCTTAGGACCTGAGGATACTGTAGTACAAAAGAATATAACTTGTAGAGCATGTCTTGGGGCAAAGGTGTTAGTACATATGTCATTGAGTGATGAGTTTATTGATCTACTTAATGATATGAATGATAAGGTCAATGACATTTTTGAGAAAGTGAATGAATAAATGGTGGGGGCTTACAAGCCCCCACCAAAAATGGAGGTAATATAGATGGCAATAGTATTGTGGAAAGATGGAAGATTTAAAATATGTAATGAATTTTCATATGAACATGAACTCAAAGACGGGTGGTCTGTATCAAAGGAACCCGTTAAGGAACCTATTAAGGAACCTGTTAAGGAACCTGTTAAGGAACCTGTTAAGGAACTTGTTAAGGAACCTGTTAAGGAACCTGTTAAGGAACCTGTT